TGATGAAAATGGTAATTTATTTAAAAATGGAGATAAGATAGGAGACATAATATATCAACATGGTATAATAGTTTTAACCTCATTTGGAACTTCAATTACAGGCAGTGTATATGGGACAGCTTTATATGGAACTGGAGTTTATTCATCAGCAGGTGCCATAGAATTAGATGAAGTTATTTCTTCAACTAATGTTACTTGTTCATTTCAAAGTACAACTACTATTTTTGAATCTCAATATAAATGTACCTTAAGAGAAAATGAATTTAATTATACACAAAACCCATCTGCTATCTCAGGTAGTTCAAATAGTGGAATAGTATATAATTTTTTAACAGGTTCATATTTTGAACCCTATATCACATCAGTAGGTTTATATAACAATGCTAATGAATTAGTAGCTGTAGGAAAACTATCTCAACCCCTACAAAGTTCAAATACTACTGACACAACTATATTAGTTAACCTAGATTTATAATATTTATTACCATGGCAAAAACACTATCCAATTCTGGAATAACAACAAATAATACAATTGAAGCAGGACATGTAACCCAATCTGTAGATGCTTTAACAGGAACAGATGCTTATGATATTACTATTTCAGGTTCATTATCTCTTCCTGGAACAATTGCCTCAGGCAGTTTTCAAGGTGATGGTAGTGGATTAACAGGAATAACAGCCGAATGGGATGGTACTCATGTTGGTAATGCTGAAATTACAGGTTCATTAATTGTTACTAGTTATATTGACACCCCAGAATATAAAGTAAATGGAACTAGCTCTTTAGGGTTAGACGGCTCTCAACTTAATTTAGGAATAGATGGTAGTTGGGATAAAATAGGTATTGGTAGAGAAGGTGTTAATAAACAAATTAAAATCTTTGGACCCCTAACAGCTTCAGGAGATATAAGTGCTAGTGGTGACTTATTTATTAATACCATATACTTAAATGGTGATATATCATATAATGCTCTTGCTAGCAATAGTAATGAGCTCCAAATAGGTGCAGGTACTCCTTGGACATCTTATACTTTTGGTAGACCAGGACAAATAGAACCTATGTTATTTAATGCTAATATAACAGCCTCCGGAAATATAAGTGCTAGTGGTGATGTATATGGTGTAACAGGTTCATTTTCACATTTAGTAGGTAATAGTCCTATAACTGTTTCTTCCCCCATAATATCCCAACTTAATAATACTAAGGTAGTTGAAGTTGAAAATTCAAGTTCATTCCCTACCTCAGTAGGAACTCAAATTACATTAGAAGAAAATACTACATATGTTGTAAGGGGTAATGTTACTATGTCTGATACCTTATTTGCATCTGGCTCAGGTATAAGTTTAATAGGATTAGATAGAAATTTAGACACTCTTACTTATACAAGCTCATCAACATTTTTAACTGTTGAGAACAGTGATTTTACTATAAGAGATCTTAAATTTAGTGCTACTAATACCGGTTCTCTATTAATAAGTGGTTCTAACTATACCTCAGGTAGTTTTAATCAAGGTAGAAGTAAAATATTTGAAGTTGTTAATTCTCAATTTAGAAATTGTGGTAACGTAGCAGATTTTAAGGGATATGATTTAATTGATTTTAGTAATACATTATTCTTTTATGTTCAAGCCCCTACAATAGGTGTAAAATTTACAGATACTTCTAAAACCGAAATCTCATCTTGTGAATTTATCCGTTGGTATGATGAAACCTCGAACCCATCCCCCTCAGGATATTCAACAGCACCAATGATTGAATTTGCTGATACGGGAAGTGAAGGAGCAGGATTTGGAGCTGTAAATGTAAATGGTTGTATAATCCACCCCCAAGTTCAACAGGATGGTGTTAGAATAGCTACTGGGTCTATTACGGGATTTGGGACTATATCTTCTAATGCTTTTATAAACCTTAACTTAACAACAGGGTCTGTATTTTCTCCAACTAATGTCCAAGGTTTACCTGATTATTCCTTAACTTCAACAGTGGGGTATGATGTATTTGCGAATCAAGGTATACTAAATAGCACCGCTGGAACTGTAACTACTGTTAAAAACAATACACAAATAACTACATTAACCCTCAACACCCCAGCTATTGTTGATATAAATGTAAGTGCGGCACAACAAGCAGGAGTAAGATTTGAAGTAGACTCATTAACCGGGAGGTCAACTTATACTGGAACTAAACAAATATACACCTCTATACATTGTTCTTTTTCATTCCTTAAAGGAGGAGGTATGACAGCAGACTATGTATTTTATATTGCTCTA